CGACGCGGTAAAGGTAACTTTATGATCTGTTCAGCTGACGTTGCTTCTGCTATGTCAATGGCAGGTATGTTGGAAACTGGACACGCACTGAATGTAGACGATACAATGTCAACTTTCGCTGGTACAATGAACGGCATGAAGGTTTTCGTTGATCCGTATTATGTATCTGCTACTGGTCAGTTTTATGTACTTGGTTATAAGGGTTCTTCTCCTTATGATGCAGGTCTTTTCTATTGTCCATACGTTCCTCTACAAATGGTTCGTGCAATGGGTGAGCAGACTTTCCAACCAAAAATCGGTTTCAAGACCCGTTATGGTATGGTTGCTAATCCTTTCACATCATTGACAGCTGGACAAAACACATACTACAGAAAAGCACAAGTAACAAACTTGATGTAATTTCTGTTTTTTGTTTAAATCAAGAGGGATGGGGATTTCCCTGTCCCTCTTTTTTTTTTGGAGTTTTTATATGCATGAATACAAAGCTAAAGTAACGAAGATTATTGATGGTGATACCATTCGTTGTGATATTGATTTAGGATTCGACATAGTAATGGCTAATCAGACTATAAGATTATTCGGCATAGATACACCAGAGTCCAGAACTAGGGATAAGGAAGAAAAGTTTTACGGAAACATATCTAAACAGTTTTTAAACGATTATTGTCCTAAAGGGTCGTATATAACCCTTAGAACCCATTTAGATAAAAAGGGCAAGTTTGGACGTATTCTAGGTGAACTTATAGTCAATAAAGTCAACCTAAATGAACAAATGATTGAAGAAAACCTTGCTGTTGCTTATCATGGTCAATCTAAGATGGACATTGAAAAAGAACACCTATTTAATAGAACACAGCTATCTCATAGGGGATATAAATATTCTTAACTTCTTCCTTGTATTGCTGTTTCTAGTGTGTTATTATTGATATGTGGGTTGGTTCAGATAACTAATTGTTTATATATTTACTTCTTTTTAATAAGTATTATAAATAGCTATATAACTTATATTAATTCTTTAGAGTATTATTAAATGCCATTACAGCCGAATGAGATAAATCAATTAAATGTAGTTTCGTTTGAAACTAACTTTACCCGTTTGCCTAATGTTAATTTCTTTTGTCAGCGAATAAATATACCATCAATAGGTTTAGGATTAGCTAGTCAAGCTACTCCATTTTCAGATATACCAGTATTAGGCGATAAACTTCTTTTTGAGCAGCTAACTTTAAATTTTATAGTTAGTGAAGATTTGTCAAATTATTTAGAAATATATAATTGGCTTATTTCTATAGGTTTTCCAGAGAATGACACACAGTTTAACTTAAATAATAGTAATGTTGAACCAACTGAAAATCTAAGATCAGATATGAATATCATAATAAATACTAATAAATCCAACCCAAATTACAGCATTACATTTAGAGATGCTTTCCCAGTATCACTTGGAAGTATTGAATTAGATGCTGCAGCTACATCGCTAGAGCCCATTATATTGGATGTTTCCTTTGCTTACACAGGCTCATTTTCTATAGAAAAAATCACTTAAAGTTTTTCCTTGTATATTGCATAATTTTTTGTTATAATTAGTGTATGAAAATTGAAGAGATAAATCAAATGATTGACAAGGACGCAGCCTTCTTGAAAGAGGAATGTAATATTGATATTGCATCTCTCCGAGTGCCAGAGTTGTGTGCAAAATACCATCAACTAATCTACCAAGAAAAACTTGCTTTAGAGTATTTTAGAGTCGAGTTTAAAGTTCTTAAAAAAGATAGATGGGTATATTACACAGGAAAAGCTGACCCCGAAGTATACGAAAAAGAACCATTTAATCTTAATATATTAAAAGCAGATATAGATAAATTCTTAGAGGCCGATGGTGCTTTAAATGTTTGTCATTTAAAAGTAAAGGCACAGGAAGAGAAACTGAATCTATTAACAGATCAAGTCAAGTCTATTATGAATTTGTCGTTTAATATTGGTAATGCAATAAAGTGGAAGAAATTTTTAAATGGTGAGCTTGGATGATTGTTGTAGGTAAATTAAATGAATCATTCTTACAAGTTTCTTGTGAGAGACATATTGCGTATGAGCTGAATGAATTTTTTTCATTCAAAGTACCTAATGCACAGTTTCATCCTAAAGTTCGAGCAAAGATGTGGGATGGAAAAATCCGTTTGTTTAATATACAAACAGGACAGATGTATTTTGGACTATACCCATATTTAAAAGATTGGGCAGAGAAACATTCTTACAAATTACAATCTGACATCATAGAGGCTCAGAAGTTAAAGGGCATGGGTGTTGCAGAAATAAAAGAGTTTTTCGATTCGTTAAAACTCCATTGTAAGAATGTTCCTATTGCCCCTAGAGATTATCAGATATCATCGTTTATACATTGTGCAAAACAGGAACGTGCGTTGTTGTTGTCACCTACATCATCAGGTAAGAGTCTAGTTATATATTCATTAATTAGATGGCATCAACAGTTTATAGAAAGGGATAAGATACTGATATTAGTTCCTACTACAAACCTTGTAACACAGATGTATAATGATTTTAAAGATTATTCAACAGCTCTACCTGATTGGAATGTAGAAGATCAATGTCACATGATATATTCTGGTAAAGAAAAAGAAACAGAGAAGCAGATATACATAAGTACATGGCAATCATTATTTCGTTTGGGGCCCCAATACTTCAAGAAATTTGGTATGGTTATTGGTGATGAAGCGCACCTATGTAATGCCCAAAGTCTTAAAGGTATCTTGGAGAAAATGACTACTTGTAGATATCGTTTTGGTACTACTGGTACTCTTACAGATTCCAAGACAAATAAGCTGGTATTAGAGGGTTTATTTGGTAAGACATACCAAGCAGTAACATCAAAAGAGTTAATGGATGATAAACATATATCCGACTTAAAGATTGAGTGTTTGATGTTAAAGTATGATGATGGTGAGAGAAAACAATTAAAGACTGCCACATATCAGGAAGAGATTGACTTTATAGTTTCCAGTAAAAAACGGAATGAATTTATATGTGAGTTAGCATTAGCTAGGAAAGGTAATGTTCTAGTATTGTTTAATTATGTAGAGAAGCATGGTAAGGTTTTAGAGAGAATATTACGGTCTAAATTAAAGACAGATAGAAATATTTTCTTTATAGCTGGTGAGACATCGGTGGAAGATAGAGAGAAGATACGACAGGTAACTGAAATTGAAAACTCTATTATCGTAGCGTCATCAGGTGTTTTATCTACAGGTGTTAATATCAAAAATCTACAAACCTTGATATTTGCACACCCCTACAAAGGAAAGATAAGAAATCTTCAATCCATTGGTAGGGTTTTGAGGTTGGATGATAAAGACAATAAGGCTATATTATTTGATATTGTCGATGATTTATCATGGAAAAAACATCAGAATTATGGTATTAAACATTGGAAGGAGCGAGTTAAAACATATACTGGTGAAAAGTTTGATTATAACATTAGAGAAATAACTTTATAAAGGAAATTGAGATGGGTAAGACATACAAGAAAACGGTGAAGAATAAATTTGAAAAAAAGAAACTTCATATTCTTAAACAGAAAAAACTTTTTATAGAGGACGATGAAAATGAAGAAGAGCTTGAAGCATTGTCACAAGTGCGAAAAGAAGACGGAGCAGGAAAAGACAAGTGAGGGTTTTGGTGGAACTGTATACTATAACGATTTTACTTGTAGTTGTGGTGCTGTAAATTGTTTCAAGAAAATTGGTTTACCAAAACATGAAACAATTTATTGTATTAATACTAACGGTTATTAATTATTAATCTTTGAGGATATTATGAAAGGGAATCAATTTACACTTGGTTTGAGAAATACTATGAATATTAAGATAGTGAATAAAAGTGAAAATCCATTACCACACTATGCAAGAGAAGGTGATGCTGGTATGGATATATGTGCAGCTGAAGATGTTAGATTAAAGGCATTTAATTGGGCAGTAATTCCTACTGGATTGTATTTAGAAATTCCAGAAGGTTATGAAGTACAAATAAGGTCTAGGTCTGGATTATCTGCTAAACATGGTATTTGTGTTTTGAATAGCCCAGGCACAATTGATTCTGGATATCGTGGTGAAATAAAAGTTATATTACATAACCATGACCATCATGCCTATGATGTTAAAAAAGGTGAACGTATTGCACAGATGGTTGTAGCTCCTATAACAACTGCAACCCTTACAGAAGTCGCAGAACTTTCTGATTCGGAACGTGGTGAAGGTGGATTAGGGAGTACAGGAAAATGACTGATAAAAGAAAACATTACGTTGATAATGAATTATTTTTTACTGAGATGAAAAAATGGAAGCAGAGAGTTTTAGATAATCGTGAAGTTGAAGAAAATGATCCCCCTACCACAGAATATATGGGTGAGTGTTTTTTGAAGATTTGCGAACATCTTGCTATGCGTCCTAATTTTATAAATTACACATTCCGCGATGATTTAATTTCTGATGGAATCGAGAATTGTTTGCTGTATGCTCACAATTTCAATCCAGATAAATCGAAGAATCCTTTTTCATATTTTAC